GTAAAGTCAGTAGTCGCGTCTTTATATAAAATCCTAAATCCAGAATCGCCTTCGTAAATAGAATCAAAAAACGTACTCGCGTTTAGATCGAAGGGAGCTCCTCCTTGAATGCTACTTTCTACTGGAGCGAGGAATTCGCCCTCCATGAGGATGGCGCCACCTACCCCAAGCCGTCCGATTCGAGCGCGCAACTGTTCGGGAGTAGCAGGAGATGTATCAGGAGTATCAATCCAATCGATCTTCTCATCAGCGAGTTGCACTGCGCGTTTCTGGACCCCAGCACCTGTTTCATAACGAAACCTCCCCCCGGATATAACTGTGAGCCGTCCTGTCACATCGACGGTTTCAGCGAGTATCTGCTTTGCTACGAGGAGCACCACCGTCGTAATGTCGGCCATCGCGATACCGACCTGGTTGAGTCCCATAAGGTCGGTCATCGCTGGAGTCAGGTCCTTGATCGTGGTGGTCTTGGCCCAAGCCGTCCCGGTCCACTTGTGCAAACCGAGCGTGGACACACCGCCGGACTCAGAGTAATTGATAACGGTGTCGCCCACGAACACCTCGTTGACGGTGCCGAACGTGGTTATGGTACCGTCCTCATCGACGACGGCAGAAACGAAGGCGGCGGTCGTTAGATCTGATAGGATACCGATACCGAGGTATGCAGCAGCCGTTGAGGGATCGGGCGCCACGGGTATCGTCACCTCGCGTAACAGCTTCGTCGTCCCTCCAGCCGCGTAGAGGCTCGCGCGCACGGCCGAAACGTAGAACACGACGCTCTCGATCTCAATAGCCGCCGGCACGGTGTACTCGTGGCTCAACTCGTCCTCACTCGAAGTGTAGACTATGGACCAAGTAGCGCCGCCATCGTGCGACAGCGCGATGACTAGGCGCCCGGCGTAAGCGGTGCCGTCGGCGTTGCGCCCAGACGCGGTAACGGCCGCAGGGGAAAGGACGTCGGCGCGGGAGCGAAATATTGCAGGGGCAGATATTGTGAGGGTCTTCTGGGCTAGCTCGATGGCGGACTTCATAGCCGCCTCGCGGATCTCGGCCGCAGGGCTCGGGCTCGGCGGCTGATTCGTCTCGGTCTCAGTGGCCACCACGTCGGCGATGTACTCGGCGACGCCCTCGGCTTCGACACTGATTGTTTTCGGGTCTGGGCCGTCGACCACCGACACGATGCGAAGCGTCGTCGACGCGCCGAGTACCGCGGCCTCGTTCAGCGACACGTAGTCGCCGGGCGTCAGGCTCAGCTCGGTCGACGTCAGCGACCAGCGATACGCGCCGTGGAGGTGCCGCAGCGCGCGGATCCTGGCGACGCGGGCCGCGCTCGTGTCGTCGGCCAGGTACTTGAATTCCACCTTCTCACGCTTCGTCGTGCTGGCCACGTTCTCGCGTACGACACGGCGCAGGTCACCCTTGACGATAGCGTCGCCATAGCCGCGGAGGCGCGTGATCACCGCCCCGGACGCGGAGTACAACCGCAGGAGGATGTTCTTGCCTTCACCGGCGAACTCCTGCACGGTCAGCACGCCGTTGTACGCGATGTCCGAGGTCACGTTCGACGCGGAGACGAGGTCGTACCCGTCGATCCGCATCGCGGCCTTCACGGACTTCCCGGACGCGGCGCCGTCGGGGTAGTATGTCCCGGTGGGTACGGAGATCGACGCGTCGAGACCCGCCGTCGCCCCGGTCGTGTCCTCGAAAAGCATGGCACCGGTCAGCGCCTTCGTGACGTAGTACTCGACGTCGACGGCCTCGGCAGTCGCCTCTTTACGCTCGAGCTTGTACCCGGCTGCAAGGTTGCCGCTTACCCCGGAGGACAGCGTCAGAACGGGCGTAATCGTAGCAGGGCCAAGGTCGTACAGCGATACAACGCCAGCAGCGCTGACCCGCGCCGAGTAGCCGGCCTCCGCGAGGATCTGCTCGATTATCGCGCGGTACGTCCCGCTCCCGGCGGTCAGCGTGATCGACGGCACCGTAGCAGTGACGGCGGCGAGCGACAGCTCCGAGTCAGCGATGCCGGCGTCGTAGAAGATCTGGTGCAGGAGCGACGCGGCCTTGTTGCTCGGATTCGATACGGCCCAGCCATTGATCGTGCGCGTCGTTCCGACAGTGCGGTCGAGCTTGTACCAGAGGTCGACAGCCTCGATCTCGATCGCCTCGAGGCCGCGCGATCCGTCGATCGTTGCCTTAACAGTCGGCCGGACGTAGCCGACGAAGTACGGGGTCTCGCCGTCGAGGATCCTGATCGGGATGTCCGCGCTCGTGGTCAGGAGCTGCGTTACGAGCGCGGTGTTCCTGATCAGCGAAAATTTGCAGGTCGAGATGACCGGCTTGAGTTCGTTGTAGATCGCTCGCTGTCGGCGCATCGGGAAGCGTCCGTACAGCGAGTCCGTGTATTCGACGAATCCGGCGCCGAAGTCAAGCCAGAGCTGATAGGCCATCAAGCAGCCCCCAGCACGCCGGCACTCTTGATCTCTCGCCAGATCATCAGGCTGAATTCGCGGATCCCGTCGTCGCCGACGAGGGCCGACGTGGTCACGCTCACGTTGACGGTGATGTCGCGCGCTTGTGTGTACGAGGCATTCGCTCCGGTCGTCGTCGTCGAACTAGCGGCCCCGGCGGCCGACAAACTACCCACGCTTATTTCAGATAGCTGCCCTTGGCTCAGGGACCGATAACTTACGGAACTGATTTCTTTATTCTTAGGAAGCAACTTATTGATCGCATATATTATTCCATTGACTACCGCCATTATCGCGTTATAGACAATGTTAAATATGGCGATCAGTGCGTTTCCGATTGGCCTGATAACCTTATTGTAGAACCACACAAACGCCTCTGCTATGTACTTAATGATGGGGCCAAGGGCGTCGAAAAGCGGCGCGATGATGCGCCCTAGGGTCTGACCGAGGATCCTAAAGATTCCGACGAGTGGGGTCAGGAGCGTCTCGATGAGCGGCCCGAGGATGTCCATGACGCCCGACAGGATCGTGCCGATCGGGTCGAGGAACGCCTGAACCATCCCCAGCGAGCCGAGCATGCTGCCGAAGCTATCTATCACCGGGCCGAGCACGTCATCGAGTCCAGCGAGCCCACCGCCGAACAGCATCGAGCCGCCGCTGGAACGATCCTCCGCGGGTGTCCATGGCATCTCGCCGATCCCTGTGCTCGCGGCGACCGTGCCCTCGAAGTTCCATCCCTGGAATGCGGTCTCGATGCCGAGCACCACGGCATCGGCTACCGCAGCTGGAGTCGGCGAACCGCTAGATCCGCTAGACGCAGACGGAAGCGAGGGAGCGGCGCCTGGTATGTAGCTAGCGTAAGCCCGGGCCAGCGAGAAGGTCCTCAGCTGGCCGGCGATCTGCTGCTGCTCCTGGACCGCGCGTTCGATCTGGGCCGTCACCGTCTTGAAATCGTCCGAGCCCTCGCGGAGCTGGAGGAGCACGCCCTTGCGCTGCTCGATGAATTCCAGCTTCGCCTTATTGAGCGCGACGAGCTCCTGCTCGGTGAACGAGTCAAGGCTCGCGCCGCCCTTGGCCTTGAGCATGGCCGAGGTGTAGTTCCTGGCGGCGCCAGCCGCCTCGCCCCACTGCCTAATGATATCCGTGAGCCAGGCGCGCAGTGGCGACAAGCCCTGGCTTATCAGACCGCCGAGCTCGGCCTTGAGATCTGACACGGCGTTCTTGTAGTTCTTGAGCCCGACGTCAACCGAGTTCGCCAGAGACTCGCCGAGGCCGTCGTACTTGCTCGCGATGAGGTCGACGGCCGCTCCAGCGAGGAGCTGCTCTTTCGTGAGGCTCTTCATCTCGGGGATGATCTCGCCGAGCTCGCCGGCCGTGCCGCCGAAGGTCTTATTGAGTTGCTCGACAGAGCTACGAAGATCCTTGCCGGTCGCCGCGCTCATGTCGACCGCGGCCTCGATCAGCTTCCTGACCTCGACCTCGGTACGGCCGCTCGTGATGAGGAGCGTCTCCATCGACTGTACCGACGCCCCGGTCTCGCCGGTCATGGCCGCGATCTCATTCGCGAACTGGGTGAGCGACCCGGCCGCCGCCACGGAGATGCTCGACGACTGGCCGAGAGCCGCGTTGAACGCGAGCAACGCCCGCTCGTTCTCGGCGAACGCGACGACGCACTCATCGACGGTCTGCGCGATCTCGCGGATCGCCCCGATCACGGCCGCACCGGCGATGGCTACCGGGGCGAAGGATGACGCCAGGCTCGTAGCGCTCGAGCCCACTTCGCGCAGACCCGTGGCCGCTTTCTTCGCGGCGGTGGAGACGTCTTCCTTGCCTTTAATCTCGACCGATACCGTGCTCATAATTTCGACTCCGCTTCGATCTTCTCGTTCACGAGCTCAACCCATCGCGACCGGATAACCCGGTAGATCACGAGATCCACAGCTGGCTGGTCCGCGTATGCCCCGGGATACTTCCAGTGGCGCTGCGTCCCTTTGCCGTCGATCATGTCCACGCACTCGACTACCCACGGTCGCCATGCCTCCTGCATCGCATACGGGTCGTCACCGTCCGGGAACGGCTCCGCATCGTCTGCGTACGCTACTCCTTTGAAGGCCCATCCTGTGACGTCTCGGATGTGCCGGACGTCGGTCTTGCTAAAGGGCTGTTGAACCCCCGGACTATGCCAAGGATTTCTCCAGCCAGCTCGATGTCGTTCAGGACGGCCTCGATCCATTCGCTGTCCGGGGCGCCGGCTTCATCGCCGAACTCGTACTCGTGGACGCCGTACTTCAGAATGAGGCCCATGTAGTGCGCCTGCTTCAGGAGCTCGGGGTCGGCGTTCGCCAGCACGTCAAGGACCGCGTCGTCGCGAACCGAGACGTCGTCCTTCTTCTCGATGAGGGCCTTGACCGATTCGCGCTTCATTCTCGCCTGGCGCTGTACCGCCCATGCGTTGATCTCGTCCGCGCCAGCCTGACTGTACTTGCGCGGCTTGATGCGTGCGTCTATGCCCTCGAGGCTCTTGATCTCGACCCAGTCGCCAATCACACGCCGATTCGACGCGGCCCGCCAGTTGACCTTGGCCATCAGTACACCGCCGAGTCGTCGGTGAAGAGCCACACCGTCAGCGGCGCGTCGTACTGCGTGCCGAGCGGGGACAGCGCCTTCCAGCTGACCTTCATGTCGAACTGGCCGGAGTTGGCGGCGCGCTCCGAACTCGAGAAGCGCGCGTACGGTACCTCGATGACCATGGCCTCGTACGCTCCGGCCGAGCCGAGCGCTTTTCCCTTGAACACGAAGAGCAACGAACCGCGGGCCCCGGACAGCACCTTGGTGCGGATGGCTAGCGCCGTAGCGTCCAACCGAATCGTCAGATCACCATCGCAGGAGAACATCCCGCGCTGGTGGTAGGCCCGATCTATCGACCCCTGCGCGTAGCCGTCGTCGCGATGCGCGTTGGCGATCTTGAGCGACTGGTCGCGCACGTAGGCGTAGTCCGTGCCGTCGATGACCGTGAGCGCGTCGGCGAAGTTGAGCGGGGCCGCGTCTTCCATCGTCAGCGCGCTCGCTGTCTCGCCGCTCACCTCGCTCATGCCCATGAGGGTGATGTCGCCCTTGAGGAAATCCTTGAGCGCCCCCGATAGCGACAGCTGGTCGACGACGTGGCCAGCCTGCACATAGTTGCTGCCGAAGCCGTCGAGCTGCACGGTCAGGGTCGGGCGCGGCGTCGGCTCGCCGTCGGTATAGCTCTCGTCCGGCTGGAAGCGGTGCGCGTAGACGCCGGTCGCGGCGCCGGTCAGCACGACGAAGGCGTCCTTGCCCTTGGCCTGCATGCTCGCGGTGGTGATGACCGAATCGATGGTCGCGGATCCCGTGCCGAATACCAGCTCGCAGGAGTAGTCGTCGTAGCTATCAATCAAAGCCACGAGCTCCTCGATCGTGTCGTTCCCGGTTGCCGCCAGGCTGATGACGCCGGCGGTCCCGAATGCCGAGTCCACGGTCTCAGCCCCGAGGGCGCCGATCTTCGAGGTGATCGTATCCGCCGTTCCGCTGAGCTCGAGCTTGCAGGACGCCGCCGCTCCCGTGTACTTGATCCGTATCGCGCCGAGCGCCTGCGGCGGCGAGGCTAACTCTCCGCCGAGCGCCGACTTGAGAATCAGGCCCATGCCGGCGCAGGCGCGCGGGGTGATGGGCACGCCGCCGCCTACGTTGCCGCGGACGGCGTACTCCCCCGCGAGCATATTGCGGCCGATTACTATCGGGTCCGCAGCGCTCTCGATCTTGCGGTCGAGAGATCCTGGCTCCGATATGGGCAACACTGCCGTCCTCGTGGCCGGCGTGCCTACCGTGGTCTCTTTCCCCGCGGTGATCTTGACTGCATTCGTGCTAGGCATTCCAAGCCTCCTTACGTCGTAACTTCATCCGACAGCCGAATGGTCGCGACCACGAAGCCGCGCCCGTCTGCCGGGATCGCATCCTTGTCGAGCTCGTCGAGCGAGGACGACAGCACCAGCCCTCCGATCGTCTCGTTCTCGCCGATGGCGTCGACGAGCGCATCCATATAGCGAGCGAGCACCGTCTCCCGTGCCGCCGGATTGGCGGCCTGAACTCCGATGTCCACGTTGCATGCTACGGTTACCCGCTGCGCCTGCGGCCCGGTCGGTTCGATCGAGACGGGCCCCGCGCTCACGATGAGCTGCGGGAAGCGACCGGGGGTGAGCGTGTCCGAGACATCGAAGGCCCTGATAGCCGGAGCCTGTGCCCCGGACGTTCCCGAGTTCGCCCTCGTCACGTAGCTCGGATAGTTCGTCGCGAGCCAGGCCTTGAGCCCGACAACCATCCGCTCAATCGTCGATTTCGTCATGGTGTCACCTTGATCCCGAGCTTGGCGAACTCGTCGATCACGACCTTGTCGGTCGCCGCAGAGAACGCCTGCGCCCAGTTGAACGCGCGCTCACTCGCCGACATGAACGGCCTTGCCTGACCGGACACGCGCTTCGTGAATACGATCTGACCATCGGGCGTCACGAACATGAGCGCCTTCTTGGTCTTCGGCTGGATTGTGTAGCCACCCGCGTGCTCGTAGATATTCGCAAGCCGCGTCGCGTCGGCGGTGCGTACGATGGCGACGCCGCCGAAGTCCTGCTTCGACTTGACCGCCTTCGACCCGACGCGATAAACGTGCTTCTTCGACTTCACCTTCGAGACGTAGATCGATCGGTACAGGTCGCCGGACTGCCGGCCTATCATCTGCCCCGAGAGGTAGTTCTTCTTGAGCACGGCGCGGTACTGCGAGCCGACGCGGCTCAGCACCCGGTCGAGGTACTTCGGGGCGTGGAGCGCGTACTGCTCGAGCTTCGACTCGACGCCGCCGTGGACGACTACCTGCAGGTTCATCGATCGCGCCTCATGATCTCGTCTAGCATGGAGCGTACGTTGACTGGCAGATCGATCTCGTATCCGACGCTCATGCCGTCGGCGTTCGTCTCGGTCCGCTTCCCGATGCCACCGGCGTAGCGCGTCTTGAGCCACTGGACCGTCTCGAGACAGCCTCCCTCGAGCATTGGGTAGAACTGGCTCGTGCTCGCGAACCCGGCGTTGTACGAGACGAGGACCGAGCCGCGATACCCCGAGAATATCCCGGAGAACAGCCTGAGGATACCGGCCTCGCTGTCGACGATGTAGTCAGAGGAGTCGAGGAGCGTCGCGTCGCCGAACGTACGCGAGCTGTCGACGTTCACCGATACGATGGAATTCACGGGGTACTCGGGTAGCAGGAGGTAGTCGCGGCTATTGCCGTCGAGCTGCACGTCGGTATAGTCGCGGGCCTTGAGCTTGCGTTTCGTATACAGCTCCATGCGCGCGGTCGCTTGATCGATGAGTCGCTCTACACCCTCCTGCTCGTCGGCAAGGTAGTTGAATATCGATGCGGCGGTAGCCCATGAAGTCAGCGCGTGCTCTCCAACGCTCATCGTCTATCTCCTGTTCCAAACCGGGGAGGCCAACACGGCCTCCCCGCTATGTTCATCTTCCGGCGCTTAGGCCGTCGCCATGTGCGGGTTGCCCTTGGCTACCACGGCCGCGATCGGCGTGCCGGTGCCGTGGGTGCCCGAGAAGTCGGCGAGCAGCTTCAGGTAGCGCTTGCCTCCCCTGTAGCCGAACCGCGTCACGTCCGCCGTGGCGTGCGCCGCGACGAGGCTCTTCACGATGCCGTCCGTGACCGAGGAGACGCCCAGGAGGTCGTCGGCGGTCACGTTCGTGTACGTGGAGTTGTCGTCGGAGTGGGTCAGCACGAACTCGATCTTGTTCGTGCTCGTGAACGTGATGCCACCGGCGCCGATGGCCAGAGCGATCTCCGCGGACTCGAAGCCCAGGAGATCCACCGCCGCCGGCGTGTTGTCGGCGGCGTAGGTCGCGGCCGGGATTAGCTCGACGATGTCTATCTGCGAGTGCAGGTCTTTCATGTCCTTGCTCCTTTGCAGGGTGCGCGGAGAGCCTTGCGGCCCTCCGCTGGTTATTCAACCGACGATCAGCTCGCGGCGAACTTCAGAACCTTGAACGCCTCGAAGTTGCGCACGGCGCCGCCGACGCGCTTCGTGGTGTAGAACTCCACGAAGCCCTTCGTCGAGTACGGGTCCCTGAGCACTTTGATGCCCTGGCGGTCGCGGATCGCGTACGCGCGCTTCCAGTCGCCGTAGGCGATCGACAGCGTGTTGGCAGCGATGGCCGGCATGTTGTCGTCGATGTACACGGGCTTGCCGAGCAGGGTCTGCGGGGTTCCGGCCTGGAACGACGGCTGCCAGAGGTAACCGTAGGACGTCTGGAACTTGCGGACGTCGCTCATGACGGCGGCGTTCATGATGAACCCGGCGCCGTTCTGGTAGGCACCCTTGAGCGCGCCCTGCAGGCTGATGATCGCGTTAGCGGGGTTCGAGTCCGCCCAGGCGCCGGCCTTCCCGGAAGCGATGTACCCGACTTTGCCCCAGGCGTAGGAGGCGTCGGCCACGGTGGTGTACGACAGGATGCCGCGCGGCCGCGTCGGAAGCGCGCCGCTGATGAAGGCCGCGCCCTCGAGCTCGGCGAACACGGTGCCGGCTTCGTCCTCGAGCCAGCCGGCGACGTCGAAAGCCGCGTCGTCGATCAGGTCCTGGGACGCGAGCGGGTTCGCGTACATGTCGCGGATCGGGATGGAGATCCGGTCGAGGCTCGGGGTGCTGGTTTCGGACCTGGTGCCGATCTCGTCGGCCCAGCCGCCGCCGGCTCCGCCCTTGTTGACCATGAGCAGCGCCTCGTTGGTGCCGACAGTCTTGACATCGGCGAGCTGGCGCATGACGCACTGATTCATGGCGACGCGGTCGATGCCGGCCTCGAGCTCGGGGACGACCATGAAGCCGCCGTCAGGGTTGACGCCCTCGGTGGCCGAGGCCTTGAACTCCTGGCCTGAGCCCTTGTCGTGGGCCCAAGCGTTGAACTCCTTGAGCGCGGCCGACTTCCCGACCGGCGCGCCGCCGGCCGTGCCGAGGTTCATGCGGTTTACCTGCGCCTGCAGGGCCGCGAAGTCGTCGACGATCTTCTGGTTCTTGGCCACGTCGGCGTCGATCTTCGCGAGCTTGGCGTTGATCTCGGCCACGCCCTGGCCCTTCTCGATGGCGGCGAGACGCTCGTCGTTCGTCTTCTTGTAGCTCGCCCAGGACGACTGGAGCTCGTCCAGCGCTTTCTTCAGTTCGGGATCCATACGGGTCTCCTTATCGTAGGGACTGAGCGGCCCCATGCAGGGCCGCGATGATGCTGTCAACGCCGGCACGCGACGCGCCGGCGTCCCGCCGGAGAGTCTTGTAGCCGCCCGAGGCCAGCGCTTCGGCCTCGGCCCGAGAGAATCCCGCATCCCGCAGGAAGCCCTCGTAGTCGCGGATGGTCTGTATCTCGAGCGCCCGGGACTTAGGCGAGAGCGCTTTCGGCGGGTGCTGGAATCCAATCTTGGAGAGATCGAAGCTCGCGAGCGCTGCGGCCTTGACCGTCTTGTGTACCCTCGACGCGAAGCCCTTCTCGACCGCCTCGTCCGCGGTCAACCAGGTCTCGTCGTCCATCATCTGGCCGATCTCGTCCGCGTCGAGGCCGGAGCGGGCCGCGTAGAGGTTGATCAACTCGCCGCGCATTTTGTCGAGCACGTTGGCGGTCTTCCGGAGGTCGTCGGCCTCGCCCCACGCCACAGACCACGGATTGTGGATCATGTAGTACGTGCCCTCGTCCATGACCGGGCGTTCCTTCCCGGCTAGCGCGACGACGGAGGCGATCGAGGCGGCGATGCCGATGACCTCGATGGTCAGCTTGTCGCGCACCTGCGCCAGCAGGTTGTAGAGCGCCATGCCGGTCGTGACATCGCCGCCTGGTGAATTGACGTACACGGTGATCGCCTTCTTGTCCTTGACCAAGTCGAAGGCGTCCTTAAAGTCGGCGACCGTGATACCCCAGCCGCCGATCTCGTCGAAGATCGATATCTCGGCCGTGTCCCCGATCGCCTGCATCGCGAACCACTTGCTACGCATTCTGTTTCTCCTCCTTGTCGTCGACGCGGTCCATGTTCGTCGGAGTCAGGTAGATATCGCCGCCCTCGATCGGGTTCATGTTTTCGCGGTCGCGGATATCGTTCGCCGACAGCCAGCCCCACTGGCGCCCCGTCGCGTAGGCCTTGTACCGCGTGGCGATGTCACCGCGGAGCATGCCCTCGGGGTTGAATTCTGGCATGTACGTTTTCTGCGCCGTGAACAGCTGCCGGTGCAGCGACTGCTCGATGCGCACGAGCCATGGCCGGAT